TTTGTTTGTTGTCTTAATGTTAATTCCATCTTTATAATGCCTATATTAGTGAGAAGGTCTTTACTCTGTTATTATCTATTGTTTTAGTTTTATTTATTTCCCTTAATATAAAATGTACTTCCTGTTGGAGCATCATGGTGATAACAAACACCTTCCAGTGTATTATCTTCTTCTCCAATCCATACCTCAGTTCGACATTGTCCATCGTGCATTAATAATGCTTCTGCAACTCTCTCAGGATCTGAAGATGTTAATGTTCCAGTTTGACCTTTCCAATTTCCATTGTGTACAGTTACATCCCACACTGATCCAATATCTTTTAATGCCATAATTATTCCTTCTATATAAAAGTCATACTCATATTCACTATCTGAATATTGATCATAGCTCGCTACTTGTGTTAAATTTTCTTTCATAGTTCTCTGTTTAATAATTCTTTTTCTCGTTTAAGATCTTCACCTATATTTCTTTGTATCGTTCTAGTAGAACACTCTAAATACAATGCTAACTGGGTTATTGTAATCTTTTTACCTAAGTCATTTAAATCTAGCATACACTGGTATATATCATCCTCATGTATACGCTTAGTTCTGCCGATCAATTCACCTACTATAGACAACTTCTCTTCTTTAGTTAAACCACTACCATACTTAAATATAACCTTACGTAGTTTATTTTTAGGTGGCTCGTCTAAATCTAACATGCTAACTTCATATACTATTTTACGTAGTAAATCGGCGTGTATAGCAAAACTTGTAAAGCCATTAGGCTTGTGAGCTATAATCTCTGCTACAATCATAAAAGAGTCTTGATCAAGCTGAGGATTTAAATACCACAATACTAATAAATGCCATTTAAGAGACTTAAACGTAGTTATCTTAGCTTTACTAGCAAACAACGCATAACATTCATGAGTACCTTGTTCAAAGAACATGTACTGATTAGTCTCATGTGTTGGCTTGTCATTTATAGGGTTACGCTTGTAGACGATGCGGTTGTTATTAAAATAGTTTAAGTTACGTGACATTAGCCTATTACTCTATATACTTTAGAGGCTGTTGTCACACCCTCTGGTTTTAATGTTTTTAAAATAATTATTGTTCTATCAGTGTAATCAATATTACCATATTTCATATCATTCCATTTTTTTATTTTACTTATTAGGTCTTCGCTCATCTATTCTTTTCTTTATTATTATTATATCGTTTGCTTTTACTTTATAATCATTCATTAATTCTTGCGGTACATTATCCCATGCGCCTATGTAATTCTGTACATTAAAACCTCGTTTAATACATTCATTATATAAACTAATATATCTATTTTTAAGATATAACAGTTTGTTATAGAAGAACTTAACATGACCAGTACCTAATTTAAATTTATCAGGTATACCCTCCATATTATATTTACCTTTTGCAATACAATTTGGTATACGTTTAATTTCTCTATGTTCAGCTATTAAATGTTGATTAATTAATTCTTCTGGTTGTATTCCTACATTTATTCTAGTCATTTTGGTCTTTTGCTATTTTAGTTAATAACTTAACAAGCTTTTGTACCGCTTTAGTTAACTCGCTAATGTCCTTGTATAACTGCTGTTCATTACGTGTCATTTTCCTTTTTTTAATATTTTATTTACCTGCGCCATTCTACCTTTTATTATAGCACATTTTTCATACTCTTCTGCGTCTTGAAATAGATTCATCAGCGTCATTAGCTTTGCAGCTTCACCGATAGCATCTTCTTCTTCTGTTAACTCAAGATCTTTATAAGCCACAGACCAAGCTATTTCGGTTTTATTAACGTGGTCAAACCAGTCTTCCATAGACTTTAGCTTTACCATACGGCTTACTATCTTGATAGCCAACAAGTTAAGACCTTCATCACCTACTTTTAAAGCATCTATTTTATCTAGTATTTGTTTGTTTGTTACTCTTTTGCTTTCAGTCATATTAGTATGTGTCTTTAAATTTATTAATTAATTCTAGTGGAGAGCCAACAAATATACATTTTTCTGAATGTTCTAGTCTCGTGCCACACTTGTCACACTCTTGATCAAATACAAACAAGTCAAATACACTTATGTATGTTGGTTTATCAGGCGCTTGCCATATATAGTATATATATTCTAGATCACCATGCTTTGCTGTTAATGATTCTATTTCCATTGGTATTTTTTTATTGTCTATTAAAGACTCTGCAAGATCAACACCTAGCCCATCTGGAAAGCCATCACTATGCACGTAAAACTGCGCATGTATAGCATTTGGGTGTTTTGAAAATGATTGACCTTTTTCGCGTGTTGCGAATCTAATTTGTGCTCTTGTACTCATATTTTTATTTGTTTTAATGTGATAGTAATCCTACGTTAATATTATGTTTGTTAAACCATTTGGTTGCATATAAATCAATCTTAGATGCGTCTATGTACGCACTAGACAACAACTTATTATGATCGTGGAATATTTTAGTATGACGATCTTTGCTTTGATCTATTAAATGCTTTTGCTTACCGCTGTCTGAGTATATAATGTCATAGTTATTAGGTAGATCTACTTTTTTAAGCATATCTACACAGTTAGTATAACTATAAAATTTTACCTTTGGGTTCATGATAGCAATGTCAATCCACTTTTGTAGATATTTTTTAGAATAGTAATCGCCAGAGTCATGTACACGTACATAGTCAGGCTTTTTCTTATCTATTTCATCCATCATCTTGCTTATAAAGCTATCAGTCTTGCTTAGTTGATAACGCTTTTCGAATGCAGGTTGTACATTACTCCATATGTATGCGCCTTTTTTAGCATAGCAGAACTTAACACACTCTTGAGCCATTGGGCATGTTAGCTTACCTGATGCAGATTTGTATGCAGGTATACCGAAGTTAAACACTCTTACGTTTAGTTCTTTTGACGTGCGTTTGAGCTTTGAGTTTTGTGTAAGTAAATTCATCAGTCTAATAGTATATAGTATGCTTCAGGATTATTTTTTCTAAACCAGTTTAAACCTTTTTGTAATAGTCTAGCGTCAGTAGCTTTGTATCTACCCATCTCTATAAGATGTACTGAGCCCATTACAAAGTCATACATTGATAACTCTACATTGTTTAACTGGCAACTGTCACCTGAAAATCTGTTACGTACAACCGCGCCTTCATCATACAACTCACCAAGAAACCATTTAGGTAGCTTAGCTTTGTCATGCTTTTTAATATTTTCCATTAGTTTTTTATTTTCTTTGTTCATACTATATAATTTTTTCCGCTACTGTTTGTGTGTTTAATTGGCTATTGTCATCTTCTTCATCTTCAATTTCAACAAACAGTTTGTGTACTTTTTCTACTATCATTTCAACTAAATCTTGTGTATTAGTGAAATCAAAGTGTGCAAGCTGTACTCTACCATCATAGTCAAGTTCAAACTCTTTATCATAGTTATCAGTATCATCAAAGTCAAAAGTATCTACAGCTTTTTCAATAGCTTCTTGTATGTCATCTAACTGAGAACCTGTTAGTTCTGGTTTATTAACATCTGCTAATTGTTGTTTGGTTATTTTTAACTCATCTTGAAATCTGCTTGCATCAGCAGTTTTTTCTTCGATCGCCTTTTCTAAGCCGGAGATCTTTAGCTCTAAATCTTTTGCATTCATATCTATTTAATTTAATTATTTATATTCATATTATCCAAACTAATTCGTATTTAGTTTGTGCATGCGCCCAAGGGTGGATTCGAACCACCTATTTTCCTAGTACTACTACCGATTCGCAGGTTACTTAATGAACCGCTTTTCGGTTGTTGTAGCGGCAAGGCTCTATTTTTGTTAACGACTGAGGTGGAGGGCTAAAAACCTCATACACCTGTGCAGTGTTCCCACATTACCATAGATTTACTGTTCACCTTGTACTTGGGCTATTTGTAACTAGTGAGGAATCGAACCTCATACTCGTCAGTAGTACATAACCACTATAATCGTCTTATAGTTCGCATGCCATACCTAGTTATCCATCTCTTACCACTATGATTGCGGTGTGTCAAAGGTATCATCATAATACCAATAAGAGAGTTGTTGGGCGGCTAATTTAAAGCACGCACCCTATTAAAACGAGGTCGGGCAGGTGTGGTTCTACCGAGTTTCGGTGAGCCGAGTTTCGGTTTTTGCTTTATCCTGCCGTTCTGCCAAGTGAGTAAGATCGCTATATGAGTTAGTGGGCTACTGTCTTGCAGATTTATGCGCTAACTTCCAAGCGTACACATCTCACGCGCTACCACCCTCACCTCGTATATTGTGGTGTGTATAGCATAATTGAGGTGGGCAGGTGTGGTTCTATAGTGTTTACGTCTGAGACACATTCAGTTGTATTCTAGAACAAACGTACTTAATGCCTGTACAGTGTTGTCACTATTTTTGCTTTATCCTGCCGTTTTGCCTTATCCCTTCACACTTATCTGGATCTACTTTATAAGAACCAAGCCTCATAAGAGTCTTTCGTCTTGACCAGAATCAGTCGAACCTTAGAGTTTGCTACCACCCAACCTCAATTACCTATACTTGTTGCTTTGTTCGAGAGCTTTACTAGTAGTAAAACTATCTATCTTGCTTTGAACCTCATCAATCATCTGTTCCCAATATTGTTGGGTAATTATTGGTCTTTTGTTTTCTAGCTTGTAAGCTACGTGAGTTTTGACTAGCTCTCTTTTGAAAGCATCTATCATTTCGTCTAAGACTATTCTGTCTTGTATATTAAATTTTCTCATAATTTAGTTTTCTGCTGTTAATATTTCGGCACATTCTGCCAATGTCATTTCTTCAATCTGTTCTTCAGTATATATACCGAGTTCAGCCACCATATCCCAAGGACTCATTAGTTATCTAGGATATAAGTTAAACCTTTGTGATTGAACCACTCACTGATACCTTCACGTTCTTTGAACTCGATACAGCCAAAGTTAGCAGGCAATTCGCATATAAGATATGGCTTGTAAGTTAAGCCGTTAAGCTTGATTTTGTTGTTTTTTAGTAGTTTGATAGTTTGTTGCATAGTATATTATTTATTGATTACGTTTATATTATCTTTAGTTAGTCGTATTTAATCTGTGACAACCCGTGGGTTCTTGTGTTGCATCCACTCGCAGTTACTCAAATTATGACCTCTGTTAGTTAAATACTCTTCAAAATACTCACTCTCCAACTCTGGACCTATGTAGTTAAGTTTATATTGAAACACTCTTCCTGCTTCAAAATCTAGTACTGTTATATAGCTCATATTCTTTATTTTTATCCTAACATTGTGCCATAGCCACGACGTTGAGTCATTTTAGCTATGCGCTTGGCATCATCACTACTCATAATTTGAATAGAATTACCTGTTTTGTGGTTAATTACTGGTGCACAACCATACGCTTCAACTGAAGAGCAGGAGACACATACTTTGAAGCCGAGGCGTAGTCGACCTGTTGGAATTGGTTTGTTGCATTTACATTTCATACATATATTATCTTAGGTGAATCGTATTTATATTGTGTCACTTAGTAAGTGTGCACCCATTAGCACCGTTATTATTATGAGTATTATCCACGCTACCATTACATTATCGCTTTTATGTGGCTACGCTCGTCGATCTGGCGGCAGTCGTGTATAGCATTTGCAAGTAATTCTTCGTTGTTTACATTAGCAAACCAGTCTTCCTGTTCCCATATGAAGTATATCCAGTCATTTGCTTCAGCCGCGGTATCAAACCAGTTTTGGTGTTTAGTACCGTAACTATCGGTGACTTCTGCATTGTACATCTCGCCATCTCTCTTTGTTATTCTAAATTGTCTTTCTGCCATAATTTGTTTATTATATTATCTTACTTGTATTGTATTTATATTGTGATTAACTCATATTCACCTGATTTGTACTCTTCACTATTTGTTGCGTAAGTGAATGGGTGTTTTTGGTGTGAACTACGACTACTATAACCATTTGGCCCTTGTCTTTCTATCTTTACAATACCTTGACCTATTCTGTCTTTGTACTTGTCCATAGTTATAGTTATTCTCTTCATCTCTGGTGTATTAGAGTGGTCTATATTAAACCATAATCTCTTTAATTCTTCTCTACTCATATTATCTTCTTTCTACACACATTAACCTGTTACCATTTGCACCGTGACTATATGTAGTCGCACAACTTGATAGACATACTATTGTGATTATTACTATTATTATTGTTCTCATATTACTTATTTTTTGAAGGCCATATTACCACTATTATTACTTTCATTGTATTAGTTTTAAAAAGAGAAGAGAAGACGCTCGCGCGCCATCTCAACTCAAAACTAACTACTAAACTAACTCTTTACCTCTTAGTATTGTAGGTATGTTACCACTCGCAGTGTAAGACTTGTATTTCGCCCAACAGTTTAGTTTTTCTAACCCTTCTTGCATTATGGAGAACACTTTGTCATGGTTGTACTTTATTAACTCACCCTTTTTATTAGTGAATTCTATTAGTTGGTTCTTACCTACCAATGACTTACGTACTACGAACCTTTTTGATTTGATTGAATTTGACTTTGACATAATTAGTTTTTTTTTAGTTTATATTAGTTTAGTTTTGTTACATTTATATTATCTGACACTTATCGTATTTACATTGTGTAAAAGTATATACTTTATTTGAGTGATAGAATTAGTTGTTAGGTACTACTCTGTATCCCTCAACATCCAACTCAAGTCGTCCATGGTAGTTTCCAACCATTTATCCCTGCACTCGTCATTGTTGTATTTAAAAGTTGAGTTAATTAGTAGTTTAATTAGTTTTAGTTTAATAGTTTCTAACATAGTTTATTATTTTTGGTTACATATATATTATCTGAAGGTGGTCGTATTTAGTTTGTGACATGGTGGGCGAGTGAGGTTGCTATACACAAGTGCTATACACCATTTCAGGTGTAGAGAAAAGTGTGACATAAGCCTATTAATAAGGATATAGTAACAGGCTAGTGTCACATTTCTGAGAGCCTACTTAATTTGTAGGTCTCTGCAGAATGCTGGCATCGCATTACTATTAGTGTAGTTCTTGTACTTAGCAAAGCAAGGCATAGCGTCGAATCTATCTTTGTGTTTAGTGTACACATCATCATGGTTGTACTGGACAGTCTCTTGTTTCTTGTTGACGAATGTAATGATAGTGTGCTTACCGATTAATGATTTACGGATTACGAATCTTTTAGTAGTGATGTTGTTAATTTCTTTTGACATAGTAGTATTTAGTTTAGTTAGTTATTATCTGTATATATTATCTGGGTGTAGTCGTAACTAGTTTGTGCTCTGACTAGTCTGTATTACAAAAGCTAAAAACTTTTAAGGAAATGATAATGAAAATGGGCCCGTGGGGCTAAAGAAAAGCGTTTTTAATTTGTGACTAGTGCCGGGGGGAGGGGGGGCTACACTATACCCCAATATTTACAATACTTTTTGTGACATTAGCTAGTTAATAGTAGATAGTAACAGGCAATTGTCACACTTTAAATAAAATCATATTCGAGTAACTATAAATATATGAATAAACTTATAGCAATCTTTCTACTATGTACTACATACGTGAGCGCACAGACAGTGTGTGACTCAGTGTCATATAGTATAAGTGGTGGACAGACGTTAACACTTATAGGTACTAATAACTCAACTGACAGTGTAACGTTTATGTGGGAAGTTTGTGATACAGAGCAGTGTTACTCAGCAAGTGGTGATGTAGGTATGTTTCCTGATGTAAATATGCTTGATACTGTTAAAGTATGTTATGACCTATCACCAGTGTGGATGTGTGATACATGCCAGTATGTAGTGTTTGTAAACGGTGCGTGGCAACTAGTTAATACAGTTACACATGTTAATGAATTAAATCCAATATTATTAAACAACAAAATATATGACTTATTAGGTAGAGAGCTTACTTCTATACCTAAAGGTATAATGTACATTAAAAATAATAGGATTTATAAATGGTCAGAATAATAGGATTACTACTAATAAGTATAAGTTGCAATGCACAAAGCTTAAATGTTTTGTCTTTACATCAAGATAAGCAGTTACATGTAGGATATACTTATATTATATCATCTGCTACTACTAGCTATGTGTTAAAGAAAACTGGTAACAAAAGAAAAGCTATATTAATAGGTATAGGTACAGGTATGGCTATAGGTATTGGCAAAGAGATATATGATGCTAGAAACGGTGGTGCTGAGAAAGGTGATCTTATAGCTGATATAATAGGTTCTACGTTTGGTTCTATAGTAGTTACAATACCATTTTAGTAAATAGTGAATTAAATATGTAATCATACTACGTATGACACAGAAACTCTCACCCACAGCTAAACGTATGAAAGCTATTCGCGATAAAAAAACCGCGATGACACCGGCTAGACGTAAAAAAAAGGCTGAAAACCAAAGAAAGAGACGCTCTGCGTTAAAAGCAGGTAAAAATATTAAGGGTATGGACTACGATCATAAAGATGGTAAGTTTAAATCCGTTAAGGCCAACCGCGGTAACGATGGTAAGGGCACTAAAAAAGAGAAAAAATAGGGATAGACCCTAAACCTAGTCAAATTAACCAAAAAAACCAAAAAATGACTTATTTATACTACAAGACCAGCACATACACTGGCAACCTAAAACCAAATGAAACAACAATTAACCATTGGAAACATCTTGCTGAGAAGAAAAACTGGCGAATAACCCAATTACCTAATGGATTTTACCAAACAGAGTGCTTAAATCCCGACAAGGAAGACGAATGGCAAGATGTTACACGTAGAGAGACAATAGAAGGAGCGGAGACAGCCATAAATGGCAGCGTAAAGCACTTCGCTGACAAATTAGAGGCTACGAAAGGGCCAAAGGTTGTAAAAACTTTCGAATAGAGTAAAATTTAATCAAATTTAATTTAATACATGGAATACAATCAACCAAGCGAGATTGTCAAAGACGTAAACTTTGGCAATGACGCAAATAGTAAAATAGTAGCTGGCGTTGAAAAACTAGCTAAAGCAGTAAAATCAACCCTAGGAGCATCTGGAAAGTGCGTTATATACGAAGACGCCAGAGGACTCCCGGTCATAACAAAAGACGGAGTAACCGTAGCAGAATCGGTTGTCTTATTTGACCCGGTTGAAAATATGGGTGCAACCCTTATTAAAGAAGCTGCTAGAAACACAGTGAGAGAAGCAGGTGATGGTACTACTACAGCTACCGTCCTTGCTGAATCACTATTAAAAGAGGTTAGCAAAAACGATGCTAGCATTAGAGAAATTAAAGACGGGATTAAATCCGGTCTTACAAAGGTTAATGATTACCTAGATAAGATTTCTGTAAAGATCGAGGGCGATATGCTGAGATCTGTTAGTTCAATTAGTTGTAATAATGATGAGGAGCTAGGAGAGATTATAGCAGAAGCTTATACTAAAGTAGGTAAGGATGGTGTGGTATTAATGGAAGAGTCACCAACTGAAGAAACATATGTCGAAGTAGTTGACGGCGTACAAGTAGATTCAGGACTCACATCTCCACATTTCGTTACTGATAAGGACAAGCAGATATGTGAGCTTGATAACCCATTAGTATTAATAGTATCTTCAGAAATACCTAATATAAGAAAAATACAAAAGATATTAGAACATGTTATAAAAAACAAACGTTCTTTGTTAATTGTAGCTCCAGTTGATCAGCAAGTTAAAGCTGCACTTCTTATGAATAAAGTAAAAGGTAATATAAAAGTTAATATAGTTGACTTGCCAGGCTTTGGTCCTACTAAAGATGATACAGTAGCAGATCTTGCTTTTCTTGTAGGTGCTAAAGTTATAAACGAAGAACTTGGTGATGATTTAGATCTTATAGATATAGATTGTCTAGGAGTTGCTTATACAGCTATAACTGACGATAAAAATACAGTTCTTACTATAGAGACTCCACAAGATGAAATGGAGGAAAGAATAGCTAGTATTAACAAAACTATAGATAAATGGGAGAAAAACCCGTTTATACAAAAGAAACATAGACAAAGGTTAGCTATGCTATCAGGATCAGTGGGTATGGTAAAAGTAGGCGCTGATTCTAAAGTTGAACTTAAAGAAAAGAAAGATAGAGTTGAAGATGCTATCTATGCTACAAAAGCAGCTTTAAAAGAAGGTATTGTACCAGGTGGCGGAGTTGCACTATTAAATGCCTCTCAGAAAATCTCCGCTAAAGCGGTAGGTGAAGAGATACTACTAAGATCTATAAAAGCTCCTTTTTACACTGTACTTGAAAATGCTGGTATAGACTATGTAGAACATAACGAACCAGAAGGTCAAGGCATAGATGTAGTAACAGGAGAAGATGCTACTATGATTTCAGCTGGTATTATAGATCCAGTGTTAGTTACCAAGTCAGCACTTAAAAATGCAGTAAGTGTAGTATCAACGATTATATCTGCAGATTGTGTAATTTCAAACATGAGAACAAATGAAAGCAATCAATAGATACATTATAGTAGACAGAATAAAGACAGAACCTAAAAAGGTTGCTGGGTTGATCATGACAGATGAAACTGATCAAGACAACCGTTATATAAAAGCAAAAATAATATCGTGCGGAAACCTTGTAGAAGGTTTAAAAGATGGTGATACGATATATTACGATAAACATGCTGGACACGACATATCATGGAAAGATACTCTTTATAGGGTTATTCGTGATGGCGATGTTGTTCTAGTAGATTAACCTAAACCATAAACCAAAACCCCAGAACCTAAAAACAAAAACAAATTATTAATTATTAAAAAACAAAAAAAATGAAAGAAGTTTATTTGTACTTTCGTACACAAGCTACTCTAGCAGATGACGATGATTCAGCTCAATCGTGTTGTATTCCTTTATCTAGTTTTAAAGGTATGCACCCAACAAGTGATACTGCGTTAACTATTTTTTACACGCCTCAAATCAGAAATGTATCTGACGGCCAAGATGGTAACGTAGCAAACAACGACTCAATTGTGCTAACTGTTGGAACAAACGATCACAAAGATGCTATGACTGCTTTAGCTAGATTATTTGCTGGAGCTGCTAACGGCGGTATACACCACGATGGTTTCATCGTAGTTGCAGATGATTTATCAAGCACTTACGCTGTATCAGAAGTTACAGCTGTTGGAGCGATCACACCTGCTGCTGCATTATCATAGTAGATGAGGTTAACCGCGCAAGATTTGCGTGATATGAATATCCTTAAGTATTACAGGCTCACTAGAAAGTGGGTCTGTAAAACTTACGGGTTAAAAGATGCAGATTTAGAATTATTAATTTATTTAGATTGTAAAGGAAGATTTACACGAAAGGATTTTATTGACGGAGTTTACACTATGAGTTGGGATAAAAACCGTTGGGAAAGACTTAAAAGAGATGGGTGGATAGAAACGTGGAGACACAGAAACAGAACTACTATAATGTACTCTGTATTTAAAACCTCGTTTAAATGTTCACAAGTAATTAGTAGGATATACAGAATACTATTAGGTGAGGAAGACCTACCAACTTCAGATAGAAGTGTATTTTACAATAATAAATCATATACAGATAAAGTTTATAATAAAGCTATAGATGATATGATAAAAGATAAAGATAGATAATGGGATTTAAACTAGGAAAAAATAGAGGTAATTATGCTGTTAGCGGTGAGATCAAAACAAAAATGCGTTTTGGTAAACAAGCTGGTGGTGAAGGCTCTATACCTGGCACACCTATTATTAGAGTACCATTAAATGAAGGTGTTATGGGTGAAGCTAATATGGATGGAACTATATATGTTAACGAAAATATAATACCAGGAAGCTATGAATATCGTCAAGTTATAAACCATGAAATGAGACATGCTACGGATATGAAGCTTGGTAAGTTGGCTTATGATGACAATAATATTATGTATAATGGAGAAAGATTTGAAAGAAAAGATATTAACGGTGTTGATTCAATACTTGTAGACGGTCAGTGGAAAGAAGCTGGTGATACTGGTTTTCCTTGGGAAGAAGACGCAAATAATGGTGGAAATGGAGATATTTAAAGATAATAACAACTGGAACGAAAAATCTATCATAGGTTTTATTGCATTTTCAATAATGTGTGTGATAATGATAGTAGACCTTGTAACTGGTTATGTAGGTAAAGATTTAATAATTAACGAATTTGTATACGATTCATTTGTATTTGTAGTGTTAGGATGCTTCGGTATAAGTGGTGTAGAAAAATTTGCAAAAAAATAAAAATGGCAATACTAACAACTATAGCTGGTATACCTTTATTCTCAACAGTTGAAGAAGCTTTAAACTGGGCTAGTGAAAACGGTTTAACTGGTTTTCATACTCACAGCCACCAAGGTGTACAAGGGTATATGGGTGGTGCAAATCACTTAGAAGCTACTGGCATGCCACTGAATACAAACGCGCCACAACAACCACAAACAACTCCAACTACTAACACTAACACTGGAGGTAGTAGTTATTAAAAATAAGTTATGAAAAAGTGTAAAAAGTGTAAACGATTTAAAAAGAACTGCAAATGTTAAGTAAATTATTTTCAGGTGGAGCAACAGAACTTATAAAAGGTGTTGGTAGCGTGATAGATAACCTACATACCTCTGGTGAAGAAAAGCTAGAAGCAGAAAGAAAAATAAAAGAATTAATTGCTAACTACGAAATAGAGATGGAAAAGAATATAACATCTCGCTGGGAAGCAGATTTAAAATCAGATTCTTGGCTAAGTAAAAATGTTAGGCCAATGGTATTGATTTTTTTAATAGTATGCACCATGCTATTGATATTTATAGACGCAGGTGCAATAAAATTTAACGTAAAAGACTCTTATATAGATCTTTTGCAATTAGTATTAATAACTGTGATCGGCGCTTATTTTGGCGGTAGATCATTAGAAAAAGTAAAAAAATAAAATTATGGGAAAATATTTTACAGTAGAAAAACTACTTACTATATCCGCTTCAGACCAACATTCAGGAGCCGCTACAGCAGACCAATTATTAGTTGATTGGACAGCTATTGAAATACCAAAAGGCGCTTCTTGCTTGAGATCTGCTACGGTGTTAATTAGAGCAAAAGGTGATGCGACGCCAACAGAAAATGTTAATGCTTTTCACCTTGCCTTTTCAAAAACAAATACCGTTTCTTTAGGTAGTTTTCGTGCAGGTCTGGATCATAGACCAAGTAATGATTTTATTGGAGTTTTGAACTTTGACGCAGAGAACTTTTCATCAGCATCACTTGAAAGTACAGCAATAGCTACATTAGGTACCGACTCAGCCGCTGCTGCACCCCCACTAGTGTTACAGGGAGATCCAACGACAGGTAATAACGTAGGTTTTGACACTATATATGTAGCTATGATAGCTGGTGGTTCTTTTGATTTTCGATCTATAAATGCTATAGCTGAGGCTGGAACTGCGGGAGCTGCTTCAACTCAAGTTATAACAATGGATGGTACAAGTATGGATGTTAGAGAACATTTTGCGGCAGGCGATGTTGTTCACATTGGAACTTCAGTAGGTACTCCAGCTGCTGATAGTCTTATTGGTACGGTTGCATCAGCTGATAGTGCAACACAAATAACGCTTACCAGTACCTCGGCAACCGATTTAGTAGATGGTGATATACTTTACAATATAAATCCTATTAAAATAGTATTAGGATTTGAAAAATAAAAACAAATTAACTTAAATTAAATTAAATAAAATGGCAACAAAAGAAAAGGTGGTAGACCTTAAACCTGCAAAGATAACTGACGAGCAGTTAAAAAGTATTCAAGAAGTAGTAAGTAACATTAATAGAGGTCAGATAGAATTAGGCTCTATGGAAGTTAAGAAACACAACTTGATGCACCAGATTAACGGTATTCAAGAAGAGCTAGGTAAATTACAAACTGAGCTTGAAAAAGAATATGGTACTGTAGATATTAACATCCAAGATGGAACAATAAATTACGATGTCGAAGCTAATAAGAAAGATTAGTATCGGATCAAATTATAAGAATGACGCTATGCACTATGCCGTGGGGCAAGAAGTGTATGGTGGTCATACTATCTGTGACATCATAGAGGAGGAAGACAAGTTTTCTATCTACATCAAAAAGAACAAAGACGTATTGCCTTGGAAAGATTTTAACAAGAACATGGCTGTGTCTGTAGAATATAATCTAGAATACTAATGAAAAGCGTATACAACTTTGTTGTAACGCCAAAAGGAGATAGATACAATAATACAAAAGAAGTAGACGGTGGAAAGCTTATTCTTAATACTGAGATATTTAACCATCAATATGTAAATAGAGAAGCTATTGTGGTATCTACACCTATGGTAGGACAAACAGATATAAAACCCGGTGATACAGTTATAGTACATCACAATGTGTTTAGAAGATGGCACGATGTTAAGGGTAAAGAAAAGAATAGTAGAAGTTATTTTAATGAATCTACTTACTTTATAACACAAGATCAAATCTTTTTATACAAAAGAGATAACGAGTGGAAAGCTCCAAAAGGATATTGTTTTGTTATACCTTTAAAAGCTACGGATCAATTTAATATTGAGTCTGAAAAACCTTTACAAGGTATTATTAAATACTCAGATGAAACAGTAGGGGTTAACGATCTAATTGGTTTTAGACCAGGAAGTGAATACGAGTTTGTTGTTAACGGCGAAAGACTATACAGAATATTATCTAATTTTATTACAATCAAATATGAACATCAAGGAAACGAAGAAGAGTATAATCCAAGCTGGGCACAAAGCAGTTGAAGAGCTGATTAAAGTTGCTAAAGAAGCTATTGTAGATTCAGATGACGACTTAACAGCAGATAGACTTAAAAATGCAGCAGCTACTAAAAAACTAGCTATATTCGATGCATTTGAAATACTTAACAGAATCCAAGAAGAAGAAAACCTACTCGAGGGAAAAACACCAGAAGAGGCAAAAGCAAAAGTATTCAAAGGATTTGCAGAAGGTAGATCTAAATAATGTACGAGCAAGATTTAGTTAAGACTATTGAGCCAGTTAAGAAAACTACTATCAGTAGACTTAACAAAGGTAAAAAGTGGAAATACGGTTACGATAAAGACCATGATATTATAGTGTTATCACGCAGTGGTCAAATCGGCGAGATTATAGAAATACAGAATTTAGCTATAGCATTACCGAAAGTACCGAAAAGTGTGTATAGCAACGATAAAAACAAGTGGGTTAAGTTTGAACAACCTAAAGAGCTTGAGCGTTTGAAAAACATATTTGATTGGAGAGCATATCCTGATGATCAGAAAGACCAGTGGCACGATTATATAGATGAAGAGTTTAAACGTAGAGAAGAAGGTTTTTGGTTTACTAATAATGGAAAACCAACGTGGATACCAGGAACTCACTATATGTACCTGCAATGGAGCAAGATAGATGTAGGTGCACCAGATTTTAGAGAGGCAAACAGATTGTTCTTTATATTTTGGGAAGCTTGTAAAGCAGATAAAAGATGTTATGGTATGTGTTACCTAAAGAACAGAAGATCAGGGTTTTCTTTCATGTCATCTGCAGAAACAGTTAACTTAGCCACTCTTGCAAGTGATAGTAGATATGGTATACTATCTAAAACAGGTGCTGATGCAAAGAAAATGTTTACAGATAAAGTAGTGCCAATATCAATTAACTATCCATTTTTCTTCAAACCAGTTCAAGATGGTATGGATAGACCAAAAACAGAGCTAGCGTATAGAGTACCTGCTAGTAAGTTTACAAGAAAGAAAATAACAGCTAATGAAAAGCTGGAAGACATACAAGGATTAGATACAACAATAGATTGGAAAAACACAGGTGACAATAGCTATGACGGTGAAAAGCTAGCGTTATTAGTACATGATGAAAGTGGTAAGTGGGAAAGGCCTGATAATATATTAAATAACTGGCGTGTTACAAAAACATGTTTAAGATTAGGTAGTAGAATTATAGGTAAGTGTATGATGGGTTCAACATCAAACGCTTTAGATAAAGGAGGCGATAACTTTAAAAAATTATACAATGCATCAGATGTCACTAAAAGAAATAGAAATGGTCAAACAAAATCTGGTTTATACTCTTTGTTTATCCCAATGGAATGGAACTACGAAGGATTTATTGACGAGTACGGAATTCCAGTTTTCACTACTCCTGATATCGACGTGTTCGCTCCAGACGGTGAATTAATAGATGTAGGTGTAATAGATAACTGGCAAAACGAAGTAGATGGTTTAAAAGATGATCAAGATGCTTTAAATGAATTCTACCGCCAGTTTCCAAGAACTACAGAGCACGCGTTTAGAGATGAGACTAAGAATAGTATATTTAACTTAGTTAAATTATACGAGCAGATAGATTACAATGAGGAAATGTCTAGAACACTAGGTGTAACTAAAGGTAATTTTCAATGGGTTAACGGTATAAAAGATTCACAAGTAATATTTTACCCAGATCCAAAAGGTAGGTTTAAAGTAAGTTGGGTGCCACCATCACAAATACAAAACAGAGTAATACTTAAAAACGGTATTAAATATCCTGGCAACGAACATATGGGTGCTTTTGGTTGTGATAGTTATGATATATCAGGTACAGTAGATGGTGAAGGATCAAAAGGAGCTTTACACGGCTTAACTAGGTTCAGTATGGAAGACGCACCAGCGAACAGTTTCTTTTTAGAATACTTATCAAGACCACCAACAGCCGAGATCTTCTTTGAGGACGTTCTAATGGCTTTAGTATTTTACGGAATGCCTATACTCGCAGAGAACAATAAACCTCGTCTCTTGTATTATTTGAGGCGTAGAGGATATAGAGGGTTCAGTATGAATAGACCTGATAAAGTATGGAACAAATTATCCGTTGCAGAAAAAGAAGTAGGTGGTATACCTAACTCTAGCGAAGATATAAAACAAGCACATGCCGCTGCAATCGAAATGTATATACAAGATCACGTAGGTATGAAGCAAGATGGAACGTTTGGAGATTTATATTTTAATGATCTTTTAAACGACTGGAGTAGGTTTGATATAAACAAAAGAACAAAGTTTGATGCGTCTATAAGTTCTGGTTTAGCTATAATGGCTAACAACAGACATTTATACGCACCAAACGTAAAGGTTGAAAAACAACCACTAAACATAAACATTTCCAAGTATAGTAATACTGGAACAAATTCACAAATAATCAAATAATAAATATGGCAGAGTCTGGCATTAGAAGTTATTTCCCGAGTCAAACAGTTAGCGACGCTGAAAAGTTAAGCTATGACTATGGTTTGAAGGTAGGTAAAGCAATAGAGCAAGAGTGGTTTAACAACGACAGAGGTTTTAATAGATATAGAACTAATCAAAATGATTTTCATAATTTAAGATTGTATGCTAGAGGCGAACAATCAATACAAAAATATAAGGATGAGTTATCTATAAACGGTGATTTGTCCTATCTTAATTTAGACTGGAAGCCTGTGCCTATCATATCTAAGTTTGTAGATATAGTTGTTAACGGTATTGCTGAAAGAACTTACGATGTAAAAGCTTATTCTCAAGATCCATATGGAGTAGCTAAACGTACAGATTACATGGAGTCTATATTGGCTGACATGCGTACTAAAGAGTTAGACGCTTTTGCAAAAGAAAATTTTGGTATATCAACTGCTGAAAATGATATTGAAAAATTACCAGAAACTATTGAAGAGCTAGAGCTTCACATGCAGCTAACATACAAACAATCTGTTGAAATAGCTGAAGAACAAGCTATAAATACTTTGTTTGAAGGTAATAAGTACGAACTTATTAAAAAGCAATTCTATTATGATTTGACAGTTTTAGGGATAGGTGCTGTTAAAACTTCGTTTAATACGTCTGAAGGTGTTGTTATAGATTATGTTGATCCTGCAAACTTAGTTTACTCTTACACTGAGTCCCCATATTTTGACGATATATATTATGTTGGTGAAGCGAAAAGTATACCTGTTAATGAGTTGGCAAAACAATTTCCACATTTAACAGAAAGTGATCTTGAGGATATAATGAAGAATAAATCTTATAACAGATCAAACTATAATTCTAGACATAGCGAAGATAAAGAAGATAATAATACTATTCAGGTTTTATACTTTAATTACAAGACCTACATGAATGAGGTATATAAAGTAAAAGAAACAGCGACTGGTGCTGATAAAATAATACCTAAAGATGATTCGTTTAATCCACCACAAGATAAAGAAGGTGGTTACACTAGAATGCTAAGATCTATTGAGTGTCTTTATGATGGAGCAATGATATTAGGTACTGATAAATTACTTAGGTGGGAAATGTCAAGAAATATGATGAGACCTAAAAGTGATTTTACTAAAGTAAAAATGAATTATGCTATTGTAGCGCCTAGAATGTACAACGGTAAGATAGACTCACTAGTAAAGCGTATAACTGGTTTTGCTGATATGATTCAGTTGACACACTTGAAGTTACAACAAGTTATGGCTAGAATGGTTCCAGATGGTGTTTACTTAGACGCTGACGGTTTAGCTGAAGTTGATTTAGGAAATGGTACAAACTACAACCCACAAGAAGCTTTAAATATGTTCTTCCAAACTGGATCCGTAATAGGAAGAAGCTTTACGTCAGAAGGTGACATGAATCCAGGTAAAGTACCTATTCAAGAAATTACATCAGGTAGTGGTGGAAATAAAATGCAAGCACTTATAGGTAACTACAACTATTATTTACAAATGATAAGAGATGTAACCGGACTTAATGAAGCTAGAGACGGTAGTATGCCAGATAAAAATGCTTTAGTAGGCGTTCAGAAGTTAGCGGCTGCAAATAGTAATACAGCAACTAGACATATATTACAAGCTGGTTTATATTTAACAGCTGAAACAGCAGAGTGTTTATCATTAAGGATATCTGATATTATAGAGTATTCTCCAACTAAAGATGCTTTTATACAAGCAATAGGAGTTCATAATGTTGCGACTCTTGAAGAGATGCAAAGTTTACATTTATACGATTTTGGTATATTTATAGATTTAATGCCAGACGAAGAAGAGAAAGCTATTTTAGAAAATAATATTCAAATGGCTTTACAGCAAAAAAGTATAGAGCTTGAAGATGCTATAGATCTTAGAGATATTAAGAATATTAAAATGGCTAATCAACTTCTTAAAATACGTAGAAAAAAGAAAGGAGAAAAAGACCAGGCTATTCAGCAGCAAAATATTCAAATGCAAGCTCAAGCTAATACTCAAGCTGCTCAAGCCGCTGCTCAAGTTGAATTACAAAAAGAACAAGCGTTAGCGCAAGGCCAAGCGCAACTAGAACAAATGAAAGCTCAAATTGAAGCTCAAAAAATGCAACAAGAAGTATTGCATAAAAAAGAGTTGATGGCTTTAGAGTTTCAATATAACATGCAACTTAAAGGAGTTGAGGTTGATGGTATGAAAAGCAGGGAAAAAGAAAAAGAAGATCGTAAAGACGAAAGAACAAAAATACAAGCTACACAACAATCAGAGATGATTGAACAAAGAAATAGTGGAAAACCACCTAAAAACTTTGAGTCTGCAGGTAATGATATACTAGGCGGAGGATTTGATTTAGGTTCGTTTGACCCTAGATAAATTTATTAATTATTATTATATTATATTATGGAAGAAGAAAAAGAAAACGTAGTCGAAGAGACTACACCGAAAAATAATCAAGGTGATCCAGGTGACGAAAACGTGGTAAAAGTTGATAAAAGTAAATTTGAATCTGCTGAAGATGACAGTGTAATAAAAGTAGATTTAAGTAAACCACCAACACCAAAAGAAGAAAATGAAACTAAAGAAGATAACGCTGACGACAGCGGAGTGGTTGCAGAGTCTGAAGATGCCGAGCCCACACAAGAACAAGAAGAAGTACAACCGAAAGAAGAAGCACAAGAAGCTGCAGTATTAGAAGAAATTACTGAAGAATCTACGGAAGAAGAAGTTGCTGAGGTTGAGGAGCAGATAGAAGAAGCTGTAGCAGAAGCCGAAGCTACAGGAAAACCGTTACCAGAGAATATCCAAAAGTTGATGGACTTTATGGAAGAGACTGGGGGTGATTTAAACGATTATGTAAAACTTAATCAAGATTATAGTAAACTAGAAGATTCAGATTTACTTTACGAGTACTACAAACAAACAAAACCTCATTTAAATTCAGAAGAAATAAACTTCATGTTAGAAGATAAATTTTCTTGGGATGAAGAAGAAGATGAGGAGATAGATATAAGAAGAAAAAAATTAGCGTTAAAAGAGCAAGTTGCGAACGCTAAAAGCCACTTGGACGGGCAAAAGTCCAAATACTATGAAGACATCAAAGCTGGAAGCAAACTTACGGGTGAGCAACAAAAAGCAGTTGATTTCTTTAATAGGTACAACGAGGAGTCAGAAGCAACTCAAAAAACAGTTAAAAAGAACTCTGATATTTTTGCGCAAAAAACAAATAACGTTTTTAACGACAAGTTCAAAGGTTTTGAATATAACGTCGGTGATAAAAAATACAGGTTTAATGTAAACAATGCTGAAGAGGTTAAAAACACTCAGAGCGATATAAATAATTTTACTAAAAAGTTTTTAGATAAAAATAATACATTATCAGATGCTAAGGGTTATCACAAATCTCTATATACGGCGATGAATGCAGATGCTGTTGCAAAACACTTTTACGAACAAGGAAAAGCTGACGCTATGAAAAATAGTGTTGCTAAAGCCAAAAACGTCGATATGAACCCAAGACAAAGTCATGGTAAAATTGAAGCGGGTGGTATGAAGTTTAAAGTGCTAGGTGATAATTCTTCTGATTTTAAGTTTAAAATTAAAAACAAAAACAAATAACAATTTAAAAAAATAAATTATGGCAATTACGGCAGGAGGAAATTTAAACGTGGTACCGGCACCAGCAATGCAGGCGTCACCTTCAAATTTCATAAATTTTATTGACGGTAGTACGGGTTGGGAACAACAATACTTACCAGATTTAATGGAAAAAGAAGTTGAAAGATACGGTAAAAGAACTGTTTCTGGATTCTTAGCACAAGTAGGGGCGGAAGAAGCTTCTTCAGCAGACGCAGTTGTTTGGTCTGAACAAGGAAGATTACACTTATCTTACGATGGTGAAGTAACAAACGCGGGTGTATTTACAGTAGCATCTTCAGGAACTCACGCTATCCGTTTGGGAGCAACAGTTCTTTTGAGTGATAACGTTGACACGGTTATACCATGTTACGTATCAGCTATTGCAGCTGATCAAACTACAGCAACATTATTACCTTACGAAGCAGCTACAGTTGGTGCTGTTGCAGGATTTGGAACAACTGATGATTCAGCTTCTAATACAGCTTCATTATTCGTTTATGGTTCTGAATTTAACAAAGGAACTAATGGAATGGGTCTTGGTGGAGGAACAAACGATTTTCAATCAGTTGAACCTTCTTTCAAGTCTTTTAGATCAAAAATGCTTATCTTAAAAGATACTTATAGAGTTTCTGGGTCAGATGCTTCTCAAATTGGTTGGGTTGAAGTTTCTGGTGAAGAAGGTCAAAACGGTTACTTATGGTACTTAAAAGCTAATGGTGATACTATGGCTCGTTTTGGAGATTACTGTGAAATGGCTTTATTAGAAAGTAAATTAGCTGCAGGTTCTGGAGCTATTGGTGGTTCTGATTTAGGTGATGGTAATTCTGGTACTGAAGGTTTATTTGCTGCTATTACTGATAGAGGTCACACTTCTACTGGTGTTACAGGTGTTAACGCTGCTACTGATTTAGCTGAGTTTGACGCTATGTTAGCAAAGTTTGACAAGCAAGGTGCTATTGAAGAAAATATGATGTTTGTTAATAGAGCAACTGCTCTAGCAATGGATGACATGTTAGCTTCTATGAATTCTTACGGAGCTGGTGGTACTTCTTATGGAGTATTTGATAACTCTGAAGATATGGCATTAAACTTAGGTTTCTCTGGTTTCAGAAGAGGTTCTTATGACTTCTACAAAACTGACTGGAAATACTTAAACGATGGATCTTTAAGAGGTGGTTTAACTTATAATGACGTTAGAGGTGTTGTTATACCAGCTGGTGTAACTTCAGTTTATGACGAAATGTTAGGTAAAAACATGAAACGTCCTTTCTTACACCTTAGATACAGAGCTTCTCAAACAGAAAGTAGAAAACTTAAAACTTGGGTTACTGACTCAGTTGGAGCTGCTACTTCTGATTTAGATGCAATGACTATTAACTACTTATCTGAAAGATGTTTAGTAGTTCAAGGTGGAAATAACTTTATGTTATTAAACTAAGCACAATTATTTTAAAGAGACTGGGATTAATTTCCCAGTCCCTTTATTTTTATTAATTTTATTATATATTATATTATGGCAAAAAAAGCTAAAAAAACAGAAGTGGAAACAACTCCACAGGTTGTAGAGCAACCAAAAGTTGAAACACCGGTTGTGGAAAAACCATTACCTAAAAAAAATAAAGATACTTGGGAAATAAAAGATAGAACTTATTATTTAGCTCAAGGTAAAAAACCGTTAACAGCGACTATAAAATCCACGGACATATATTATTTTGACGAAGAATTAGGATACGAAAGAGAATTAAAATATACTTCTAATCAAAGAACCTGTTTTGTAGATGAGATGGTTGGTGATCAAAGACTTGAGCACATAACTTTTCAAAATGGTTTTTTATTAGTACCTAAAAATAAAACGGTTTTACAAAAACTATTATCACTCTACCACCCACATAAAGGCAGAAGGTACTTTGAACAAGATAACGTGAAAATAGCGGTTGACGAAGTGCAAAATATAGAAACAGAGATTAAAGCACTAAATGCTGCTCAGTCTATGGATATAGATATGGCCGAAGCAATTATGCGTGTTGAAGTGGGTTCTAAGGTATCAGACATGAGTTCTAAAGAACTTAAAAGAGATTTACTATTGTATGCCAAGAAAAACCCAGTATTGTTCTTAGAATTAGTAAATGATGAAAATGTTGTTCTTAGAAACTTTGGTATTAGAGCAACTGAAATGGGGATATTAAAATTATCTTCTGATCAAAGAACTTTTTTGTGGGGTTCTAACGACAGAAAGTTAATGAACGTTCCATTTGACGAACACCCTTACTCAGCTTTAGCAGCTTGGTTTAAAACCGATGAAGGTATGGAGATATACCAAAATATTGAAAAAAGATTAAATTAATCTAACTGTAGATGCAGTCGCTCTACGGGGCGATTGCAAACTACAAATTAAAAAAAAATTATGGTAAGTATAAACGACGTGTATCAAAAAGTTTTAGCCCTCGCTAATAAAGAGCAAAGAGGATATATAACTCCACAAGAGTTTAACTTATTTGCTGATCAAGCACAACAAGAGATATTCGAACAGTATTTTTATGATTTAAACCAATCAATGAGACTGCCTGGCAATAATGCTGGGCATTCTGATATTGTAACTAATATAGAAGAAAAAATAAGTTTATTTGAAAGGTACGATAGAAAAGTTTCAAATGTAAGTGATAGTGAATATAATTTACTAGGTGTAACTAATAGTGGAGCTCCGTCTTTGTATAGATTATCTATGGTTAGAGTTGACTACGGTCAAGGTAAAGTTGATGCCGAAGAAATACAAATAAACGAGTTAAATAAATACGTAGGGTCTAAACTTGGTGTTCCTACTAAAAAAAGACCAGTATATTCTAGGTTCACAGAAATAAATTCTAACCCTACTTCACCTGCTCTAGGTAAAAAACCAACAATAAAAATATATCCAGAAATGGTTTCTTCAAACGATTTGTATATAAGTTATATAGAGAAGCCAATAAAACCAGAATGGGGTTATGAGATAGTTGGAGAGAAAGCTTTGTACAATTCTGATAATTCTAACAACTTTGAGCTACATGAGTCTGAAGAATCAGAATTAGTATACAGAATATTAGCTTTAGCAGGTTTAGCTATTCAAAAACCAGAACTAACACAAACAGCAGCTGCTTTAGAAGGAGCTAAGGTTCAACAAGAAAAACAATAAATAAATGGGATTATTAGACGGTAAAACACAGTTAAGTTATTATCAAGGAAACGATCTTGGTAATTATCAGTTTACATCACTAGACGATATAATAAGTCAATTTCAAATTGCATATGTTGGTGAAGGAAAAATAATACCTAAAATAAAAAGAGCAGATATTGCGTTTCACGCGCAAAGAGCTTTACAAGAATTATCTTTTGATACGTTTAAATCTGTAAAAGCACAAGAAATAGTTTTACCACCATCTTTAAGTATGATTCTTCCTCACGATTATGTTAACTATACAAAAGTATCTTGGGTTGATTCAGCTGGTATAAAACATCCTTTATACAAAACAAACTCTACATCAAATCCTTTCTCAATAAAACAAGCAGAAAATAAAGAATACGATTTTACCTCGGAGGCAACAAACTTTTTAACTAATTACAATTTTACTTCTACATCTGGTGTTGGAGAAGGTCAATCCGGAGATGCTAGTTGGAAAACATCAAGTATATTTGCAACTACTGCGTTGAGCACAGACTCTATATCTGTTTCTGATAACAAACTAACCTTCAAGCATGGTTCTAGAACTAGAAACAATAGTACTGTTGTTACGGCTAATATTTATTTTGCGTGGCAAAGAATTAATTTAGCTGGAGTAGATAACTTAGAGTTTAGCGCTACAGCTACCGTTGCTGACGAAACGGCAAGTATCAAGGGAAAAGGCGATGTAAGAATAGGTATAACTTCTTTAAAGCCAGGATCAAGTAATACTCCTAATGTAGAGTTTAATGCTAACGTTCAAAACCCAGAAGCATTAACAGCTAGCGGTTTAGATAATTGTAAGTTAAATGATGATGATATTTTTACGCTAACAACAACTAGTGGTTTGCGTTCTTTTATTGACTTTGACAGTGCAACGCAAGAAACAAAAACTCTTGACTTAGATTTAACAAGTGTACAAGAAGACGTAAATGGAGACAAGTTTGCCTATGTTATTATAATAAGTACTGTTAAGAATTTTACCACACTTTCAAATGGAGATGCTAATCAAAGTACAAATACTATTGACAATGTCACTATAATTGGAGATTCTTTATTACCAAATTTATCACAAAACCTAGAGTCAACAGCTTGGGCTAACTACAAATCTACAACACCTTCAGAAAACAATAATGATGACTATGAAGACGATACGTATTGGCCAATGCGTGGTAATAGATATGGGTTAGATCCTCAACACGCTCAAGCTAATGGATCTTTTTATATAGACAATAGATTAGGAAAGATTAACTTTAGCTCTAATATTTCAGGAAAAACTGTGATCTTAGATTACATAAGTGATAGTCTTGGTACTGACGCTGAAATGCAAGTTCATAAGTTTGCTGAAGAAGCTATGTATAAGTGTATAGCATACGCTATATTATCAACTACTGTTTATGGCCAACAACTAGTACCTAGATTTAAAAAAGAAAAATTTGCAGAGGTAAGAAAAGCAAAACTAAGATTATCAAGCTTAAAAATAGAAGAATTAACTCAAATACTTAGAGGCAAGTCTAAGTGGATAAAGCACTAATATATGCCAGAAATTAAACATCAGTTTACCGGAGGTAAAATGAATAAAGACCTTGACGAGCGTCTTGTTCCTAACGGTGAGTATAGACATGCAGAAAACATACAGGTTTCAACTTCAGAAGGATCTGCTGTTGGTACCGTTCAAAACATATTAGGTAATTCTTTAGTTTCTGGTCAAGATTTTATAGGTACTAACTCTGTATGTATTGGTTCTGTTGCTGACGAAGCAAATGACAAAGTTTATTATTTTATAACGGCGCAACAATCATTAAACGATTCAAGTCTTTTAGATAGCACAGAGTGGAATAGCAGCTCTATAATAAACGAAGATTATAGCGGTGATGGTGTTTTACTTACATCTTCGATAAATTCATCAGCAAGCCAATACCCATTATTTCAATCAACTAGTTTTGATTTAGTTGACGGTAAAACATATGAGTTAGATGTTGAGTTTAGCGATCTTGATGATGGTGGTTCGACAGATAATACTAAATTTTACATGGTAGGTATTGGTGATCCTACTGGCTATAGACCTTACTATAATGAAGCGAACGAACCTGTAAAAATACTTATTAATGGAAAATACAAAAATGTATTTACTTTTAACCAGTCATTAAACGGTAATTTAACAGAAATGCGTTTTCGTGTAGAGTTAACTGATGGTAATAATTTTGCTAAAACAGTAAGACTTAAAAGTATATCTTTAAAAGAAAAAGGAAATTCAATAATTCAACATGATACTAGATTAAACTCTATAACTCCAGTTTTAGTTGACCATGAAGACGTTTTAAAGTTTCAAACTAATAGTATTGTAACAGGAATAAACATTATAGACGGCATGTTGTTTTGGACTGACAATAATAGTGAGCCTAAAAAAATAAACATACAAAGATGTATTGATGGTACTGATCCAAACGGAATTACTCATACTTCTTTTTTAAATCCTAAAACAGGTACATCAATACCTATAGAAGAAAAACATATAACAGTTATAAAAAAAGCTCCATCTATAGCTCCTAAAATACAGCTAGTATCGGAAAGAAATGAAGCTTACACGTATACTGGGGTTATGCGTATAACAGAGCCTACTACTGCAGTTAACAACACATCTTCTTTTAACAGTTTTGGAAGTATAACTAATCATCCTCATTATGATTTTTCTACATTTAAAATTGGAGATGAGTTTAAAACTGCTATAGAAACAAATATAGAAGGTAATAGCGGTTTCACTTTACAATGGCAACCAGGTGACACTGTTGTTTTTAAAGAGTTTGATCAAAATGGTGAACCACCATCTTTACCTATAACAAATTACTCTATAAAAGCTACAATATCAGATTTCTTTTACAACCCTAATATTAGTAATAACAACCCAACAGGAACTCTTAATACATTTACTGACAAACAAGATGAAAAAGCTGAAAACGGTGATTTTATTTTTCCAAACACTAGTGGAACAAAACCTTTAAATTATGGTTGGAATAATGGAATTGCATCATACGATAATGCTAATGATAAAATAATCGTAAACACGTCTAATTATAGTGGTGGACAAGGAGGAGGTGGAAACTATAAAAAAATATGGTTTGCGAATAATTGCAGTTGGGAAACTGGAGCAGATAGCCTTTATAGAATTACGGTTAAATTATCTAACGTTAGCGCTTCTAACGCTAATGGCTTAAGAGTTTATTTTGTAGTAGCGAATACAAACGCAAATCAGAACGCTTACTATTGGTATTCAGATCTTATAGATAGCAATGGTACTTTCACGCAAGATATAGTTCTTGATATAAATTCAGCTTATACCAGCTCTAACTATGGTAGTTATGCTGGTAGATTTTTTATACAAAATGGTAATGCTGATTTTGAAGGCGATATAGATTTTGTATCTATAGTAAACTTAAATTCAGATAATGCTAGAGTTAAGTTTAAAATAACAGATATAGTAGGTACGCCACCAACTGTAGAAACTGGTAATGGTGAGCTAAAATATGCCGTTGATAGACTTGATACTCAAGAAAAACTTTATCAATTTAAACTTCCTAGATTTGCCACTAGATATAGATATCAAGACGGAGAATATTCTGCTTTCTCACCTTTTACACAAGTAGCGTTTTTACCAGGTGGTTTTGATTACCACCCAAAGAAAGGTTATAACTTAGGTATGACAAACTTAACCACTAGCGTTATTTTACATCCTGATACAGATGTACATCCTGACGATGCTGTGTTTATTGACATTTTATACAAAGAAGATAATTCTACAAATGTTTACGTTTTAGACTCTATAAGATCTGACAAGTGGAATACTCCATACACTATAACTTCAGAGGCTGTAAACAGATCTGTACCCTCAAATCAACTTATAAGACCTTGGGACAATGTCCCTAAAAAAGCTTTAGCACAAGATGTTACTGGTAATAGAATTATATATGCTAACTACGAGCAAGGCTACGATTTGATAAACCAAAATAACGATGTTTACTATCCAAAAATAACAACTAGCGTTGAGCAAAAACTAATTCAAAGCAGAACTAAACCTTCTGTTAAATCGGCTAGAGATTATCAAGTTGGTATTGCTTTTGTTGATAAATACGGTAGAGAAACGCCTGTTATAGCAAGTCAAGATAGCAGTACTAAAAGCGGTATAAAAATAGAAAACGAGCTTGCCGACAAACAAAATAAAATAAAAGTTAAGCTTGATAGTAGTGACTTCATGAAAGACACTGAGTTTTTTAAGTTTTTTGTAAAAGAAACTTCTGGAGAATACTATAATCTAGCTATGGATAGATTTTGGCAAGCTGAAGACGATCACGTTTGGGTTTCTTTCGCTTCTTCAGATGTTAACAAAGTTTCTTTAGATGATTTTTTAATATTAAAAAAAGGAGCAGATGTTGATTATCAAGTTAAAGAACCAGCTAGATATAAAGTTATAGCTATAGAAAATGAAGCTCCAGACTACATTAAAACAAAACGAGCTTTAATAGAATCTAAAGAACATATATTTGCTACAAACAATATATTTGGAGATACTTTAATTTCTAATTCTTCTCCTTTGTCAGGTGAAGACGCTATAGAGCTTACATATGGACCTTTTCTTAATAGCGCTGGCGCTAACATTGATTTAATTGATGATGGTAGCGTTTTTTATATAGAGTTTAGTTCTATAGCTGGAACATCAAAAAGATATAGAATAAATAAAATAGATACAAACTGGAGGCATCAAACGGTAAACAACACAGCGGATGCTTCTTATTTTTTAAAGCTAGATAAAAAATTAGGTGAAGATGTAGACTTTATAACTGATGGTACTAAGATTTTAGACGGTACTATAGTAAACATATATAAATACAAAGCGGAAAACTCACCTGAGTTTGATGGTAGATTTTTTGTTAAGTTGCTTAAAGATGTTGTTTTTGTTAAAAACGTAATGGATAACGTTAATATTTCTGTTAACTATAGAGTTGCTACGTCTAAGAAATTATACTATTTAAAAGATGATATAGCTACTACACACGCTGGATCTATAACAGGTCAAACTGACGGTATGTATGATACCGCTGTTGGTGGTGATTTTGGTAGATACGCTGCTTTTTTTAGAAATTATAGGTATAATGCTGATGACGCTGGTAGCAAAATAGATTTTAGAGATTCTTCATCAACAATAGTAAGTACGGATGCTGGACAGTATAGGTTTGGTGTAAATTCACACTGGGAAAATGAATTTTTAGATTATACTAGTAGTGGCCAAAACTCTTCTAATGATGGTTGGGTTGGAAGTTGGGACTACACTCAAGCTAGTGGTAGAGATGTTTCAAACTTAAAACAAGGTGATATATACTTAGAAGATCCTAATGATAGTAATAGTCATGTTAAAAACTTCGAAGCTGAAGATGATGAAGTTTGGTTTATTGATGCTGGTCAATATTCTGGCGCTAGAGATGGCTATGGATCTTTGAACTGGTCTTGGGTTAGTCTTGTAGATGGTACGATGCAGGGTATTACAAATCAAAGCGGTGGAAATTCTCAAGCAACACTTAGAATTGGTATAGGTGGATTGTTTCACAATGAAATTTCAACAGCTAGTGATGCTAGTATATCTGGTTTTTGGGATATAGGTATAGATGGTGGTGCGAACGATTTTCACAATGACCCTGATACTGTTGGGTTGGTTTCTCAATTTAACACAGGTAGAATATTTAGGTTTAAAGAAGACCCATCACAAACAGTATATACAATACAAACAAACACTACTTCTCAACGACTTAGATATCACGATGGTGATAATGGAGGTGGAAGTGTCACTGGTTTTAGTGATCCAGACAACCAAATAGCACAGTTGTCACCAAACTTAACTAAAACTTGGAATTTAAAAATAAAAAACGAAGATGGTAATGGAAATATGAACTGGGATCCAACTGGAGCTTTAGGACCTATTTCTAGTGATGGTTTAAAATTAACTATAGCACATCATAGTATTGCTGGTACCGCTACTTTTGGCTCAAGTTGTAGTGTTAGAGTGGGAACTTTACTAGCGGATCATACTGACGGAACTAAACATCAGATTAAAAAAGGTATGATACTTGAGTCTCACAGTAATGGAGGTCATACCTATGATGCAGCTGGTACTAATAAATATCTAGTAGTTTGGAAAATTGAAGAGGTAAGCAATACTGAATTTTTAATACACTTGACTGGTTACGTTGACTTGCTAGAAAGTACCCACGTTATATTTACTACACAACCTACAGTTGGGCAAAATATGGTGTTTAGACAAGCTGTTATGAACGGTTATAGTAGCTTCTCTACAAATAGAATAAATGCTCAATCGCCAAACTTTAGTATAGCTAACCCAGGTTTATATGCTGTTAGCCACACTATAGAATTTTTAGAAGCAGTTGAAGGTGATTCTGAATTACCTACTAATCCTGCTATCTGGGAAACAGAGCCAAAAGAAAACACACCTTTAGACGTATATTACGAAGCTAGTGGATTAAACCCAATAGAGTTAAAAGAAGAAACAAAACACTTGGCAATACCAGTTGGATCTAAAGTTGAGCATCCAGCAAACGCAAGTAGTGTTTCTGTTGGAACAACTGTTTTAAATGTAGGTTTTCAAACACCTCTAACAAATAATTACCCACAAGACTCAGGTTGGTTTATATCTTTTGCAATTCCAGAAGGACTTTCCAATATTACAAACCCTTACATTGGTTCGCCATACATAGAACCACAATCAAAGTTAAAAATAACTAAGCCAGACGGTAGTTCTATAACTGTAACTGTTGGTGGTTATGAGGTTGATCAAAACGGAACAACTGCTAGTAAAATATATATATCACAAAATCTTTACAACACTAATACTGAGTACACTTTGAATTGGCATAATTGCTTTTCTTTTGGAAATGGTGTTGAATCAAATAGAATTAAAGATGGTTTCAACTTACCATTTATAACTAACGGAGCTAGAGTATCTACGGTTTTAGAAGAAGAAGAAGATTACAAGCAAGAGCGTAGAAAATATGGTTTAATATACTCTGGTATATATAATGGCGTTGGTAACGTTAATAATTTAAATCAATTTATAGCTGGAGAAAAAATAACAAAAGAATTAAACCCTATATATGGTAGTATACAAAAAATTCACTCTAGAGA